AACACGGAAAGGTCCGCCACCCGCGCGAAATCGAAGCCCGCGGCAAAGCGCGGGGTCAGGTCGAGCCCGCCCAGCACCTCTTCGAGCTCTTCGAGGAACGGCGCCATCAGGGCCTTTTGGGCAAGCGGCGCGCGTTGCAGGTAATCTGGTGGCAGCTCGAGGCGCAGAACCGGCGCGGCGCGCGCGCTCATGCGCGCCTCGATCAGCGGGGCGGGCAGCCAGGCGCCAGAACCCAGCGAGGGGATGCAGAACAATTCCTCATCCGCCCCATCGCCGTAAAAGTCGATGATCTCCTGGCGCCAGGCGGCCTCGGCCTCGGGCGACCATTGCTTGCCGGTGACCAGGCAGATGCGCTGATAAAGCCCCTCGCGCAGGGCATCGTCCAGATCGACCCGCATATGCGCGTAAGGCAGCCGACCGGCGAGGATATCCTGCACGCTGGCATTGAACGGGTTTTCCGCCCCGTCATGGGTCGAGCACACCACAACCTGCCCGCCCCACATCAGGAAGGCCAGCGCCGCCTTGAGCAGCTCGGCCAGGTCATCGACAAAGGCCGCCTCGTCGATGATCACCACGCCCTGCTTGCCGCGCAGGCTGCGCGGAGCCGAGCTCAGCGCCATGATCTCGAAGCCGCTGGCAAAGCGGATGCGGAAGGCGGCGATCGAGCGGTCGCCGGCCTTGTCGCGGTCGGCAAAGAGGTGCTCCTCCACCGCCATCGCCGCCGAGTTGAAGGCCCGCGCCCACATGGCGCAGGCGTCGATGAATTCGCGCGTCATCTCCTGAGAAAAGGATATGTACATCACATCCATGCCGCCAGCCGCGCGCGTCCGGCCCGCGCGCAGCACCGCATAGGCCGCCAGCCCCCAGGTCATGCCGATGCGCCGCGACTTTTCGATGAACAGGACCGAGGTTGACCCGCCATCGAGCAGGTCCACCGCGCGGGCCTGGTAGGGCAGCAGGATCCGGGGCAGGCCGACCTGCTCGACCAGATCGGGCAGCGCCTCGGTGGCGCGCCGGCGCTGCGCCTCCCATTCGCCTTGGCTCAGCGGCCCGCTCATCCGCCCGCCTCCCGGATGGCAATCAGAAAGGGCTGGCCGCGCCACCAGCTGACCAGCAGGCGCATCCCCAGATGCTCATGACGCTGCCAGCGGCCCAGCAGCAGGGCGCAGGCCGCCTTCCATTTCGGGCCGCGCCGCCAGTTGTGATCGCCCACCAGGGTGATCGCCCCCATGGCAAGGTCATGGCCAATATCATCCGCGCCGCGCTCAGCCATCGCCCTTGACCCCGAGGATTTCCGCCTTGATCGCTTCCACCGTGGCGCCGCTCATGCCCTGGCTGGTGGCAATGCTGGCCGCCGTCTCGGCGGCGCGGGCGCGCTCGGTCTCCTGAATGCGGGCGCGTTCCTTTTCGGCCAGCTGCTCCCGGATGCCGGAAGACGCCATGATGTCCTTCATCATCCGGCCGATGAAGTGCAGATCGCGGGGGTCGATCTCCTGGCCATCGTCGATCTGGCCCTTCATGTACTTGAAGGCCAGCGTGGTCAGCATCTGGAACAGCACGCCGTGGCGATTGGCCTCGTCGGCCAGCCCGGCATCGGTGATCCAGTCGGCGGCCCAGGCCCCGGCCTCTTCCTGGTAGCGCACGAACTCGCGGTATTCCTGGCCGAAGCGCTGCACGCTGGCGCGCGCCAACCGCAGCTCGTGGCCCTCGGCCGCAAGGCGCGCGTTGAGCTCGTCGGCGATCTGCTCGTAGCCGGCAAATCCCGCATCCTTCAGGGCCTGGCGCAGCCAGTCGCGGATCTCGCCGGGCAGTCGATCGACTTTCTTGGAAGGCGGCATGGCGGGCACCTCAAGCGCCGGGGCGCGGGCGCTGCACGCCCTCGTGGCGGGCAAGGCCGGCAGCGATTTCCAGCCCGCGTTCGGTGGCGGTGACGATGATGAAATCGCCGTGATCGTCGCGGCTGACAAAACCCTGCTCGCCCAGCCAGGCAATATCGCCGGCCACCTGATCACGGGTCGAGGTCACGCCGAAGCTGTTGCACACTTCCACCAGGATCGAGGCGTTGGAGGTATATTCCGGGCTGTCGGCCAAAAACCGCAGGATGGTCAGGCGCCGGTGCTTGGCCAGGGTCGAGGTATAGTCGCTCATTTGCGCGCTCCGTCAATCAGGTGGTCTTCGTGGCGGCTGACGATCACTTCCAGCCGCTCCATGATCTTGGCATTGCCCTCCATGGTCGCCTGCATCTGCCCCAGCTTGCCCACCATGCGGGTGATCTCGATCTGCAGCGCGTGCATGTCGTCCTTGTCGGGCATCACGTTCACGGTCTGCTCGAGGGCGGCGATGCGCGCCCCATGCTCGTCCATGCGCGCCGAGCCCGCCTTGAAGCGCGCATCCACATCGTGGCGGCGCGTCCGAAACCAGGTGAAGGTGATGACGATGACCGACAGCACCACGGACATGGAGATGGTCGGGTCGAGGGTGAAATTCATGCAGGCTCTCCGGGAGGAACGAGGAAATGGGCATATCCGGCGGCGATCAGGCAGGTGGTGCCGTCCTGGGTGGTCAGGGTCAGGGTCCAGCTGGCATCGCCGGTAAAAAGCTCGATCACGCCGCGCCCGTCGATGAGCCCGGCAAAGCGGCGCGCCTCGCCGAAGCTGTCGGCCAGCAGCGCGCGCATGTCTTCGGCGCGCGCGCAGCGTTCCAGCTCGCGCCCGGCTTCCTGGGCCGGGGCAGCGGCAGCGCAGGAGGCCACCGCCAGAGCCAGGGCCGCCGCCTTCATTGCCGCACCCTCAGCGCATCGAGGGCCGGGTTCGGGTCGTGCGCCGACGCCTCGAGAGCATCGAGCGTCAGGCTGGCATCGGTGCCGCTCGCGGCCACACCGGGGCGGGTGGGCGTGGGTCGCAGCCCGTCCAGCGCCTCGAGGCTGTCCAGCACCACCGGCACGCCGCTGGCAACACCAGCCAGGCGCGCCTGCATCTCCTGCACCTTGGCCTGGTAGCGGCCGCCGAAATAGAAGGTGACGATGGCCAGCACCACATACCAGAATTCCGTGGGGATGATCGCCCAGGAGGTGAACACTTCTGCCGATCCAACCGGGTCGCGCGCGGTCCAGATCAGCATCGAGAACACGCCCAGCACCAGCATCGGGCGCGGCAGGCGATTGATCCCGTCCATCATCCGGTCGAACCAGCCACGCTGGCCGCGCCAGGCGAACTCGGCCGCCAGCTGGTTCAGCGTGGCGCTGTCGAGCCCATAGGCACGCGCCGCCTGGGCCTCGGCATTGGGGCGGAACGCCGCTGCCGTGTCGGCGATCACGTTGCGCCCGCCGCCAAACAGCACCGCCAGAAGCTGACCGATCATCCCCATGCGGCGATCCTCCGCTGAAACTGCGCATCGCTCAGGTGAAACTCCGGGCTGATGAATTCCTCGGCCCGCTTGATCCAGCCGCCCTTGGTGCCTGCGCGCGTCACCGCGTATTTGCGGCTGGCCGGGCGCCGGTCAGCGAGGCGGAAGTAATAGTTGCGCCGCGCAATGCCATAGGCATCGGCCAGACGGCGCGCGCCGATCTCCGGGCGCGCAGCCAGGCGGGCGGCAGCCTGGGCGGTCTGCGGCCCGATCGCCCCGTCCACCGCCACATCCTCGCCCATCTCGCGCATCAGGCGTTGCAGGATCTTCACCGCATTGGCACCGGCGTTCACATACATGTCGAACACCGACGCCTGAAGCGCCTTTGGCAGCAGGTCGATACGCGGGCGCCTGTAGTAATGCTCGATGAAGATCGCCTCGGCGTCAGCCCGGCTGAGCGCGCGCACATCGGCCTCGCTCACCCGCCCGTCGCCGGTCTTGTCCAGCCCCAGCCGGCGCAGGGTTCCGATGGTCACCCCGTATTTGGTGGCCCCGCCCGGATCGTCCGGGTCATTGACAAAGCCGCCCTCGCGGGCAACGATCTCACGGGCGATCTCCTGAACGGATGGCATGGAAGGGCTCCTGTCTGGGTTGTGACAAGATTGCCCTCCACCGCGCCGACAAAACACCCACAAGGGCTTGTGGGGCACCGTGGGCCAGGGAGACGGGGATCAGTCGAACAGGTCGGGCTGGGCGGTGTCGCCGGGGCCATTACCCGCGCCGGGCGCGCGTTTGAGCCAGCCGCGCACGCTCACATCCGACACATGCAGTCTGCGCGCAATTTCCGCCACCGACAAGCCCCTTGCCCGCAACACCTGCGCCAGCCATGGCTTGGCGGTGGGAATGCGGCGCGGAATACGCGCGCTCATGCGCGCCAGCTCAGCCGCCTTTTCGACCCCGATGGCGCGCGAAAGGCGGCTGGTGGGGCGCGGCTTTTGCGTCAGGTAGAGCTCCGCTCCTCCGAAGGCGAGCAGGAAATCCACCGCGCCATCCACCCCCAGAACCTCGACAAACGCCGCCACATGGGCCGGGGGCGCCGGCATGTCATGGCGCGGCGCGTTCATGCG